GCCAAGGACAGCCAGCTCGTGGAGCTGCGCAAGCTCGAAGCGGAGCAGGGCTCGCGCTTCACCGGCGTTCCCCGGCCGCTGCTCATGTTCGACGAGACCTCTTGGGGCAGCGGCATCGAGCAGCTCGGGCTGTATTTCGTAATCTACTGCCTCCTGCCGTGGTTCGTCATCTGGGAAGAGGCCATCTGGCGCTTGCTGAGCCGGCAGGAGAAGCAGGCCCGCGACGGCACGATCCTTTACGCCAAGTTCAACGAGCGGGCGCTGCTGCGCGGCTCGCTGAAGGAGCAGGGCGAGTTCCTCGCCCGCGCTCTCGGCTCCGGCGGCGGACAGCCTTGGATGGAAGCCAATGAGGCTCGCGAGGCGCTCGACATGAACCCCCACCCGGACGGCTATGGTCTTGCGCCTCGCGCAGGCACGACCGCCGCGGACCTTGCTGAGGACCTGGACGATGAAAAGAAATAACCTCCTCGCCGTGCTGGCTGGGCAGCGTCCGCCCGAGATGCCCAACCTTGGCTCGGGCGCCGACTGGAAGTTCGAGACGCGCGCGCTCGCTGACAGCTTCAGGCACTTTACGATCGAGGCCAAGGATGAGGCCCCGCCGACCATCTCGATCTTCGATTACATCGGGGATGACGGCGACGGTGGCGGCGTCGGCGCCAAGCGCATCGCGGCTGCCCTGCGCACCGTCGCTGGCAAGGACATCGTCGTCGAGATCAACTCTCCCGGCGGCAACTATTTCGAGGGAGTGGCGGTCTACAATCTGCTCCGCCGGCACGATGCCAAGGTCACCGTGCAGGTGCTTGGCATTGCCGCCTCGGCGGCGTCGGTGATCGCGATGGCGGGCGACGAGATCCAGATCGCGACTAACGCCGAGATCATGATCCACGAAGCCCGCGGCCTTTTCATGGGCACGAAGTCCGAGATGCAGGAGGCGATGGAGACGCTGGCGCACCTCGATAGCGCCATGTGCGAAACCTATGCCGCCCGCTCCGGCCGGGAGGTTGCCGAGTTCGAGACGATGATCGCCGGCAAGGACGTGTTCTTTCGTGGGCAGCAGGCGATCGATGCTGGCCTGGCCGACAAGCTGATCGATCGCGAAGCGCAGATGCCGGTCTACGCGGCAGCCGACGACCAATTCCCGAGCGACCGCTCGTCGCTCGACAAGTTTCTCGAAAAGCAGGGGATGCCGCGCGCCGAGCGGAAAGAACTGTTTCGCGAGATCACCCCCGAAGCGCGTCGAGCAGAGGGAAACGCCGAGCAGAAGCTCGGCATCACCCAGGAGCAGCAAGAGCGGCTCCTTCGAGCAATGTCCTAAGGAAGGGACCAGCCCATGAAGACCAACGCACTGATCGGCCTCGCTCGCGCGACGGCCACGGGTGGTCTGCTCGCCGTGCGCGCAGAAGCCCCCAAGAAGCCCGACACCATCGAGGCGCTGGCAACAGCGTTCGAGGCGTTCAAGGAAACCCACACCACCTCGCTGGACGAGATCAAGGCGGGAAAGACCGACGTGGTCACCACCGAGAAGCTCGCCAAAATCGAGGCCGAACTGGATAAGCTCCAGGAGGCGGTCGAGGCGGTCAATCTCGCTACGACGGTCGGCGACGGCAAGGATAGCGCGAAGCCGCGCGATCCCGAATACACGGCGCAGTTCCAGGCGTATTTCAAGCGCGGCGAAACCACCGCCAAGCTTGAAGAGGTGAAGGCCGCAGCCACCAAGACCGATGGCGAAGGCGGCTATCTGGCGCCGATCGAATGGGACCGGACCGTCAGCAAGCAGCAGAAGGTGATCTCGCCGATGCGGCAGAACAGCTCTGTGATCCTCATCAGCGGCGCCGGCTTCTCCAAGGTCTACTCGGACGGCATCGTCGGCAGCGGCTGGGTCGGTGAAACCGCGGCGCGTCCGCAGACGACCACGCCCGGCCTGAAGGCGCTCGGCTTCACGCTCGGGGAGCTTTATGCCAACCCCGCGGCTTCGCAGGGCCTGATCGACGACGCCGAGATCGACGTCGAGGCATGGCTGGCGGACGAGGTCAGCGTCGAGTTCGACAAGCAGGAGGGCATTGCCTTCCTGTCCGGCGACGGCGTGAACAAGCCACACGGCGTTCTCACCTACGTCGAGGGCGGCGCCCATGCCGAACGCCACCCCTACGGCGCGATCAAGGCGATGCTTTCGGGCGACGCGGCCAAGGTCACCAGCGATGCCTTGTTCGATCTGCAGGCGGACCTGCCGGGCGAGTTCCAGCCCAACGCGAAGTTCTACATGAACCGCGCGTCGCAGGCGGCTTTTCGCAAGCTGAAGACTGCCGATGGTGCCTACCTCTGGCAGCCCAGCCTGGCGATGGGCGTCCCGCCCTCGCTGGTCGGCGAACCTGTGGTGGACATGCCGGGCATGCCGAACGTCGGGGCCGGCAACGTCGCCGCGCTCTACGGCGATATGACGGAGACCTACCAGGTCATCGACCGCACCGGCATCCGCGTCCTTCGCGACCCCTATACCGCCAAGCCGTTCGTGTTGTTCTACACCACGAAGCGGGTCGGCGGCGGCGTGAAGAACCCGACCGCCATGCGCGCGCTGCGGATCGCCGCGTAACCTCCTGGGGCTGGCCTTCGGGCCGGCCCCACCACCTCCTGACGGAGAGAGAAAATGAGCAGCACGAAGAAGACGGTCGATACGACCAACATCAAGCCGAGCGGCATCCCCGGCGTTTCTGACACCGCCGGCATGACCGAAGACACCCTCACCCCAGCCACGGACGTGGCAGCGAGCGGCGCCTTCATTGAGAAGGAGATCGTCGAGCGCATCGATGTCGATCACCCGGCTGTCGACAACAACCCCCGCCGGGGCCAGCCGAAGGTCGCCAACCAAATCGACTTCAACGATCCGGCTCTCGACAGCGCCGATGCGGTCGCGGCCAACCTCAAGACCGACACGGCCTCGGCCGACACCAAGGCTGAATAACGACCAGCGCTGGCGGCTCCCCTGCCGCCAGCGCACCCCCTTTCCCGCGAGGTGCTGCCATGGCTGAGCCCATTTCGGTCCCAGAGGCCAAAAAGCACCTTCGCGTCGACTCCGCCGCCGACGACACGCTGATCGCCGACAAGATCCAAGCCGCCCGCGAGTGGGTGGAGGATTATACCGGCCTGATCCTGACCAGGCGGCAGGTCACCGAGACACTTACGGGCGGTTTTCGAGCCGCAAGGCTGCGCGCGTGGCCGATCGCCGCCGACGAGCCTCTGATGATCACCTATCGCGACCGAGCAGGAGCCGAATACACGATCGCCGACGCGACCGTGCGGGCGAAGGCCCGGCCGGCGCTGATCTATCCCGCCGCGGGTTCGTATTGGCCGGGCTCCTACGCCGCTCGCAGCGTCGAAGTCACACTCACTGCGGGCTATCCCACCGCAGCGGCGATTCCGGCGAAGCTGAAGCAGGCGATGCTCGTCATGTTGACCGCCTTCTACGAGGATCGGGAAGGCGGCGCGCTATTCGCCGCGGCTGAGCGCAGCGCGCGGGGGCTGTGCCGCGCTGAGCGGGGCCAGATGCTGTGAAGCCCCCACGCTCGCTAGCGAGCCGGCTGAAGGATCGGGTGCGCATCGAGCGGCCGGTCGCCGACGAAAGCTTGGACGGCGCCGGCTCCGGCTCTTGGGAGCTGGTGCAGGACGATGTCGCAGCCGAGGTCGAGGACATGCTCCCCAGCCGCGGCGAGCGCCTTGCCACTGGCATCAACGTCACCACCCGCCCCGCGCGGGTGCGGCTGCGGTTCCGGGACGACATCACGTCGAGCATGCGCTTCGTCGTGGGAGACAGGATCATGCAGATCACCGCGGGCCCAGCGAAACTCGGCCGCGACGCGATCGAGTTCATGGTCGAAGATTACAGCGCGGCCGGAAACCCGGCCTGATGCCGACCGTCCGAGGCAAGGCTGCCGTTCGAAGCTTCATGGCGCAGCTGCCCCAGCAATTAGAGCAGCGGGTTTTACGCGGCGCCGCGCGAGCTGCCGCCACGGTCGTTGCCGAGGAGGCAAAGCTCCGGACCCAATCGAGCGAGGTGCGCGACGCGATTAAGGTTGCGACCCGGAAGGCGGATGGTGGGCGCATTATCGCCAAGGTTCAGGTGAAGGGCCCTGGTGCCTACCTCGCCCCTTGGGAAGAATACGGCACCTCCGCCCACTTGATCAGCGTCGACGAGAGCCAGCGGAACGGCATGAAGATCGGGCGCATCAACCAACTGGCCAAAGATGCCGACAGCAACCACTCGCTGGTGATCGGCGGCAAGTTCGTCGGCCGGACGGTTCTGCATCCCGGCGCCCGCGCGCATCCTTTCCTGCGGCCGGCGCTCGACACCAAGCAGGCTGAGGCAATTGCGGCGGCGCAAGGATATATCCGGTCGCGCGTCACCCGCGCTGGCATCGTCAGCGGACCTGAGGGGGACGGCGAGTGACCGACGAGGCTGAGACCGAACCGGAGGATGGCGTTCTGATCGTTGGGGCGCTGCTACGCGCTAGCGATGCTTTGACGAGCATCGTACCCGCGAAGTGGATCAAGGCCGGCGCGCTCCCTGATAACGTCGTGCTGCCGGCGCTGCTGCTGCGGTGCGTCAGCTCGGTCGAGCGGCAGCCGCTGAAACGAGGCGGCACCACCCGCACCACCGATCGCATTGCCGTCACCGTGCGGTCGAACGGCTATCGGGAGCAGCGCGCGGTGATCAAGCTCGTGAAAGCATGCTGCGCCGGCAAGACCGGCGATGTCGGAGGGGGCCTGCGGGTCTCGATCCTGACGGCCGGCACGGGCCCCGACCTGCGGGGTCCAGGCAACAGCTACGAACAGACCCAAGACTTCCGCGTCAGCTACGACGCCTGATCAGGAGAACATCGATGACGGACAGCAAAAAGCGGGCGGAGATCGTCAGCTCGTTCACCGACGCCGGCACTGGCGAACGCTTCACGGCCGGCGACACCCCGCTGATCGATGCGGGCACCTTCGACAATTATGAGGCGGCTGGCCTGGTCCGGACCCCTCGCCCCCAGCGGAAGTCCTCCGCTGCCGCCACCAAGGCCCCACGGAAGCCCGCCAGGCGCGCTAAGGCGCCTTCGGCCCCGGCTGCCGCCCCTGTTCCCGCTGAGCCCCCTGCGCCCGCTCCGGGCGGGGATGCGCCCAGCACCTGACATTCCGCCCGACCGCGCGGGCTGAATACCGCCGGCCCGTCCGGCTCGCCAAACTGGAGAAAAAGACATGACTACGTCCACTGCGGCGGGCTCGACGCTCGCCATTTCCGCAGCCGCCCCCGTGACTCAAGATGCAGCCGGTTACGGCGCCCTCGCGTTCACCGAGGTCGGCAACATCGACAAGATCGGCGCGATCGGCGCGACCTTCGCCAAGGTCGAGTTTCAGCCGCTCAAGGGCGCCAAGCAGAAGCACAAGGGCTCGGCCGACTATGGCTCCCTCGCGCCTTCGATGGCTCATGATGACGAGGACGCCGGACAGACGCTGCTGCGTACCGCAGCCGACGACGAGACCTCCAAGCTCTACGCCTTCCGGGTCACCTACCCGACCGGCGCCAAGCGTTTCTTCCAGGGTCGCGTGTTTGGCTATCCGGAAACGGTCGATGGCGCAGATACCGTGATCACGGCCGCTTCGACGGTCGAGATCTGCACCAAGCCCGTGAAGGTCGCCCCGCCCGCCCCTTAAACCAATTCCGGCTCTGAGCCGGTTCACAGGCATCGGCCCGTCCGCCCGTCGCGGTCGGTCGGGCGGGTCGGTGCACCTACCGCGAAGGAAAAGAACATGGACGCAAGTAAGCTCAAGGTCGCCCCCACCGGCGCCATTCACATCAAGGACGCCACTGGCGACCCGCTCTACGAGGGCGACAAGCCTGTCCGCATCATCGTTCACGCTCCCGGCAGCCGCGCCTTTAGCGCCGTCGAAGCGCGTCAGACGGCCCGTTCCCTGAAGCGCATGAACGACAACGACGGGAAGGTCACCGCCCCAACCGCTGAGGAGCGCCTCGCCGAGACGGCCGAGGACCTGGCCGCGCTCACGGTCGCTTTCGAGCACCTCACCTATGAGGACAAGCAGGGCGCCGAGCTGTTCGAAGCGCTATACCTTGACCCGCAGCTCGGCTTCATCACCAAGCAGGTCACGAAGCATCTGGCCGACTGGGGAAATTTTCGGCCGGGGTCGAGCGCCAGCTAATCCTCTACGTCCGCATGATGGCATGGCTCCATGCTGTGCCTAAGCCCCCGGCGGGCTCAAAGCGGGCGACTCATGGCGACCAGGCGGCTCGTATCAGCCGCCTGGACCGCCTGAAGAAGGACAAGGTGACGGCCCAGATGCCGCCTAATCCGATGCCTCATATCATCGGCCGGCTTACGGAGATCGGGATCACTGAAGCAGCGGGCATGGGGGCCGCGCCGATCAGCTGGGCCACTCTCACGGAATGGCAGCGCAACACTGGCGTGGAACTGATGCCTTGGGAGGCACGGCTGCACCGGAAACTTTCGCTGGCGTATCTCACCGAGAGCCGCCGAGCGGAGGACGAGAACTGCCCTCCTCCTTGGCGCGCCGAGGTGACCAAGCAGGAGATCGACGCCGCCGAGAGAGCGCTGCGGATGGTGTTGGGGTGACCACTTGGCACGGCACCCGCCACATGCGTATTGTTCGCCGATGAGAATCTTGTCGATCCTATGCCTCTCGGCAGCCGTCGCGTCATGCAACCCCGGCGAAACACCGGACGACGCCACGAAAGAAGCGGTGTTGAGGCTGATCAACGACCCGGCATCCGCCGAGTTTCGCGAGATCAGACCTTGTGACAAGCCGGGCGGCTTCCAGGGTGAGGTAAATTGGACTGGGCCGGCTGGCGGCAAAGTCGGCTTCACCAACTTCATAGTCATTGGCTACGAAGCTGGTCTCCTGGAAGATCGGCCGGGAGCATCAGACATCAGCGATTTCGGCGACCTTCAGCGCCGCTGTTACTCCGACGCGGTGATGAACGCCGCTGCCGGTGATCTGAAGGCGATTGAGGGCACTCCCTAAGCGCGCTCCCGCCTTGGGCCACGGCAGGCCCGGCCAAGCAAATCAACGTGACTGGGCGGCCTTGAGCCGCCCTTTTCCTATGGGAGGCGCTGTATGGACGACGGTTCGCCTTCTCTAGAGGTCGGTTTCGTAATCGATACGGGCGGCTCGTTCGACGAGCTGCAGCGCCTTCAAAGCTTCATGGACACGACCGAAGCCAAGCTGGTTGCGGACGCTGCGAAGATCGAGAGGGCCACCGGTGGCATGATCAAGCTGGGCGGTGCCGGAGCCAGCATCAGCACTTTCGCCAATGCCGCCTCCCGAGATCTCCAGAACGTCGCGCGCGAAAAGGCGCGGACCGAAAAGGCCGGGGAGGGGATGGTCAGGCAGCTGGAGCGAGAAGCTGCGGCGCTCGGTAAGACCAAGGACGAGCTGCGCGAAGCGAAGGTCGAGACTTTGGCCTTGGCCGCGGCGCAGCAGGGCAATGCCGACCTCGCCGAACGGCTGCTGGCGGCGTCTCGGCAGCGTGGCCAAGCCGTTAGGGCGATCGCTGAGGCAGAGGCAGAGGCGATAATGCGCGCGACTGCGGCGCGCACGGCGGAGGAGCAGGCCCTGCGCGATGCGGCTTTCGCTCACCAGATGTTCGAGGCGCGCGTCCGCCAAGGCGTCGTGGCCATGCGCGAGGAAGAGGCAGCCACCCGTGCGGCTGCTGCGGCAAAGGCCGACTTGGCAGCCCGTGCCCAGCGCCTGGTCAATTCAGTCGATCCGGCCGCTGCTGCGCAGCACAGGTTCAACACTGAGATGGCGGAGGCGCGAGCGCTTATCAGCTCCGGTGCTATCAGCTTGGACCAGTACGTGGCGAAGCTCCAGATGGAGACTAACGCGCTAAATGGCAGCGCCGTCGCGCTCGGGAACCACTCTAAGAACGCGACGAAGAACCGGATGGCGATGCAGGGCGCGTCGTATCAGGTCCAAGATTTCATCACCCAGGTCAGCATGGGCGCCAACCCGGTTAATGCCTTTGCCGTTCAGGGTGCCCAGCTCGCCGGTCAATTCTCCGAAGTGGAGGGCAAGGCCGGCGCCGCTGCTCGCTTCTTCATGGGGCCGTGGGGCCTCGCGATCACCGCCGCCCTGATGTTCCTTGGCCCCCTCACCAAGAAGCTTTGGGAGACCAACGACGCTCTCGACGACGCCGTGAAGAAGCTCAAGAAGGACGCCGAGCAATCTGCCGCCACCGCGAAAGCCAAAGACGCTTTTGCCAAGTCCATCGAAGGGGTCCGTCAGGCAGTCATCGATCAGCTTAAGGAGCAGGAAAAGTCCCTCACGACCGATCGACAGGTAGAAGATCAGACCCTTGCGACTGCGCGAGCGAGGATTGCCGACGAAGTAGCCATCCGCAAACGGACGGCTGCCGTCTTGGACGCGGTACGCGCGCAGGTGGCCGAAGATCAGGCGAGCGCAGGCAAGCCCGACTTCAATCGGGCCTTTCGGCTTCAACAGGCGCCGGGCGTGCTCAAGGCTCTGGAAGCCCAGATTGCAGCGAATGATGCCGCTATCGGGAGGGCGGAGCAGGCTGCGCGTAACGCGATGGTCCCGGTCGCTCAAAGGGACGCAAGGGTCGCGACTGACCGGCTATTCGCGATCAATGAGCAATATGACATCATGGCCACGCAGGCCACTGAAGCCGCTCGCAAGAACGACAGGCTGAACGCGTCGCTCGCGACCACGCTCACCAACATCGAAAATCTGCGCCAGGCAGACATTCGCCGCTACCAAGAGACGCAGCGGGAAGCGAACCGCGCCCGAAACCAGACCGATGGTGTCTCAAGGTTCAAGACCCGCGAGCAGGCGATCGGCCTCGCCGGCAAAGAGCTTCAGGGCGCCGGGATGCGCGTCGATGGCAATCACCAGTTCGGATATACCAGCGGGCACTCGAACGACGCAGACCACAACAAGTTCGCGATCGACGTGAACGTCGGCAGGGGCATCGTCGAGGCCAAGGTTCCCCACCTCAAGAAACAGTATGACGAGCTGGCGCTGCTCTACCAGTCGCGCGGGTACGAGGTGATCTGGAACGGCCGGTTCTATGCAGCCGGCGGGAAAGGCCCCGGCAATCGAGCGGCCGGCCACGAGAACCACCTTCATATCAAGGCGCCGAAGACGATCATCGGCAAAGCGACCCAAGGCTCCACCGCTCGGCTGGAGATGGCTGAGTTCAAGGACGCGATCAAAGACGCGACCGAGGCCGAGGCCGTTCAGGCGCAGACCGCGAACCTCTACAAGCTGGCGGACGCGTTCGGGGTCTCCGGAGGCGCTGCGCTGGTCGCAGCTGCGCGCGTGAGGGCCGAAAGTGAGGCCATCCGCGAGAAGAACGATGTCGAGGCTGCGGTCGCGCGTGACATCGGGCTGATGATCGCGCAGCGAGTAGCCGACGCCGCCCAAGGCACGGCTGCTATGCGCGACCAAGCGAAGGCGCAAGAACAGGTCAACGCTGCGGTCGCTGAGGGGCTTGTCCCGGCTGATCGGGCGGCGGAGCTGGTTAAGAACCAGATGGCCGACCTTCCGCTTCTCGCCGCGATCTCCGCGGCGAATGCTACGAAGAACGTAGAGGGCGCCACTCGCGCTACGAAGGCGCTGGAGGAGCAGGCCGCGGCGCGCGCGCGCCTCGCCAAGGCTGAGCGTGACGCGGTGTTTAACGTCGCCATGGCATCGGGCGCAGATCGCCTCGCCGAAGCGCGAGAAGAGCTGCGACTGGTCGGGGCCACTGAAGCTGTCCGAGAGCGCGCCCTCGTAACTCTGCGGGCGACGCAGGAAGCCGCCCGCATGAAGTGGGACCCTGCCCAGACCGCTGAGTACGTCGCGAGGATGCAGCAGATCGCCGCGGTGACAGCGCAGATTGCGCAGGAGCAGCGCGCCATCAACGATGCGCTGAGCTTCACTGCCGATCGGTGGGACCTCATCGCGCGCAATGTGCAGGATGCAGCAGGAGGTATGTCCGACGCGTTCGGCAACGCCGGTCGCGCTATCGGCGACATGGCTTCGATCTTCGCAAACTTCCACGCCGACCGGGAGCGGATGGAGCTGGAACACCAGCGCAAGGTGACAGAGGCTCAAGGCGACCGCGGCATGATCGAGCGAGAGAATGCCCGCTTCGCTCTCGCGTCGGCTACCAACCAGATTGGCGCTTTCGGAGACATGACAGCAGCGGCAAAGTCGTTCTTCAACGAGAAAAGCGCTGGCTACAAAGCCCTCGCCGTCGCTGAGAAGATATTCCGCGGCATCGAGTTCGCCATGTCGGTGCGAGCTATGGCCCAGGACGCTATCGAGACCGGCTCAAAGCTGGCCAGCAGCGCCGCGCGTACGGCAGCCAACGCGGTCGAGGCCGTCACAAAGGCAATCTCCTCACTGCCCTTCCCGGCGAACATTGCTGCAGGCGCCGCCACCATCGCCGCGCTCGCGGCGATCGGCGTGTCGATCGCCGGAAGCTTCGGCGGAGGCGGACGCAAGCCCGAGGCCGCGAACGAAGGGCGAGGGACCGTCTTCGGCGATCCCAAGGCCCAGAGCGAAAGCATCAAGAACTCGATCGATGCGCTGAAGGAGGTCGACACCCTCACCAACACGTACGCCCGGCAGATGGCATCGTCCCTGCGCTCGATCGAGAACCAGATCGGGGGCCTCGCTGCCCTGGTGCTTCGGACGGGCGACATCAGCGCGTCGGCTGGGATCACCGAAGGCTTCAAGACGAACGCGATCGGCTCGGTGCTGGGCAAAATCCCTGTGATCGGCAATTTCCTCGGTGGCCTGTTCGGGACCAAGACCACGGTGCTTGCCAGCGGCCTTCAAGCCGGGCCGCAGTCGCTGGGCAACATTCTCGGCGGCGGCTTCGACGCCTCCTACTACAGCGACATTCAGAAGAAGAAGAAGCTGTTCGGCTTCACCACCAGCAACAAGACCTCCACGCAGCTCACGGCGGCTGACGGGGCGTTGGAGGCACAGTTTGCGTTGCTGCTGCGCTCCTTCAACGATGCAATCGTCGCTGCGGCCGGGCCGCTCGGTGCCGCGACTGCCGACATTCAGAACCGGCTCAACAGCTTCGTGGTCAACCTGGGCAAGATTGATCTGAAGGGGCTGACCGGCGCGGAGATCCAAGAGAAGCTGAGCGCGGTGTTCGGTGCCGCTGCCGACAGCATGGCGAATGCCGCCTTCCCCGGCCTCGCCGAGTTCCAGAAGGTCGGCGAAGGGACTTTCGAGACCCTGATCCGTGTGGCGTCCACGGTCGAGGCGGTCGGCAACACCCTCAGCTTCCTCGGTCGCAGCGTGACCGATCTCGGGCTAGCCGCGCAGATGGGCCTGGCCGACCAGTTCGATAGCGTTTCGGCGTTTACCGATGCGGCGGCGTCCTATTTCGAAGACTTCTACAGCCAGGAGGAACAGGCCGCGGCGAAGACGGCCCAGATGGCGCGGGTGTTCGAGAGCCTCGGCTTGGCCATGCCGGCGACCCTCTCTTCGTTCCGCCAACTCGTCGAAGCGCAGGACCTGACGAGCGCGGCCGGGCAAGAGATCTACGCGACGCTGCTCAAGCTGGCGCCCGCCTTTGCCGATCTTCAAGCCTCGATGGACGGCGCGAAGAGCGCGGCCGATATTGCCAGCGAGCGGGCGGACCTCCAGCGCCAGCTGCTTCAGCTTCAAGGCGACGCGGTGGCGATCCGGGCGCTCGATCTGGCCAAGCTCGATGTCAGCAATCGCGTTCTGCAGCAGCAGGTCTGGGCGATGCAGGATGGGCAGGAAGCCGCCAAGGCAGCGGACGATCTGCGGAAGGCGTGGCAGTCTGTCGGCGACACCATCAGGGACGAAGTGCGGCGCATCCGGGGCCTGTCCGACGCCACCGGTGGCAACACCTTCGCCTCCCTCATGGAGCAGTTCAATGCTGCGACCTCTGCCGCCCGCGGCGGCGACATGGACGCAGCCAAAGCCCTCCCCCAGCTTTCGCAGGCGCTTCTCGCCGCCGCCGCGGATGCCGCGCGCAGCCGGCAGGAACTTGATCGCGTTCGCGCCCAGACGGCTGCAAGCCTTGAGGCCACGCTCGGCATGGTCGCGGGCCTCGGCACCGCCCCGGCGGTCTCCAACGCTGCTCTGCTGACGGCTGCGGCCACCAGCCAGCCCGCGACTGCGCCAGCCAACGACAACCGCGAGGATCTGCGGGCCGCTGTGGGTGAGCTGCGGGAGGAGCTGGCGCAGATGCGCACGGACCTGAACACTAGCACCGGCGCCGTCGCCTCCAATACCGCCCGCATCGCACGGAAGCTCGATGACATCACGTCGGCGAGCGGCGGCGACGCAATCTCGATCGTGGCTGCCGCATGAAGGTAGTCATCGCGGGCCAGCAGGTTGAACTCGGCACCGTCGAAGCCGCGCCGACCATCGGCATCGTCGATTTTAGTCGCCGCGTCACCGACGACTTCGGCGTCACAACGGTGGTGGAGCGGAGCTTTGCCCGCCGCATGTCGGTGCGGCTGTCGCTGCCGTTCGACCAGGTCGACAACGTGCAGCGCCGGCTCGCCGATCTCCGCGCGGTGCCGACCCAGTGGATTGCCGACGACCGGTTCGCCTGGCTGAACTTCGAGGGCTTCTACAAGGAGTTCAACCTCGATCTCGCGGTGCCTCCGCTCAGCTACTGCACCCTGACCGTTGAGGGGCTGGCTGAGAGCGAACCCGGCGCCGACAACGGGGGAGACCCGGCACCTGCCGGGTTGGCCTCCTCGCTGCTGCTGCTCCAGCCTGTGGCGATCACCGATGCGATGCTCGTGGCGACAAACGTCAACGAGGCGGATTATCCGGCCTGGTCCGGCGCCACCACCTACGCCCTTGGGGCCCGCGTCATCAAAGCAGTGACGCACCGGATCTATGAAAGCGCAGCAGCGGGAAACGTGGGCAACGATCCGGCTGCCGCCACGGGGCAGTGGATCGACGTCGGGCCGACCAACCGGTGGGCGATGCTCGACCAGGCGCTCGGGACCGCCACCAGCCGCGTCGGCGGTCTATCGATCACCCTGGCCCCCGGCGCGATCGATGCTGTCGCGCTGCTGGACGTGAACGGCTCGACCGTACGGGTCCAGAAGGGTGCCTTCGATCAGACGGTAGCAGTCGGCCCCGGCCCCCTCACGTTCCTTGCCCTGCCCGCTACCGCCGCGCAGGTGACGATAACGGTCGGCGGCGCTGGGGAAGTCTCGGTCGGCACGTTGCTGGTCGGTGGCGTCGTGAAGCTCGGCGTCACCGGGGATTCGCCGACCGCCGGCATCACCGATTTCAGCCGGAAAGAGACGGACGACTTCGGTGAAGTGACCGTCGTGGAGCGAGCCTGGGGCAAGCGAATGAGCGCCCGCGCCCTGATCCGGACGGACGCCGTCGACCAGGTGGCCAACCGCATCGCCAGCGTCCGGGCTCGCCCGTGCCTGTGGATCGGCGACGAAGGCTCTGACAGCCTCACGGTCTATGGCTTCTTCAAAGACTTCTCGATCGAGGTCGGGGAGAATGTCAGCACCGTGTCGTTGTCGGTGGAGGGGCTGTCTGAAGCTGCGCCGCTGGCGCCGCTGCAGGCGGCAGCCAACTGGCCGGACGTTGTGGACAGCGACCCAGCCAGTCGTCCCAAGCCGCAGGATGGTGCCACCGTTGGCGCGCCAGCCGGAACGCCGGTCGGTGATCGGCCCGCGGAGACCGTCAACTCGCAGCTTGATGCGTCCGCTTCGGAGATCGATCAGCTCTGGAACACCTATGGGGACACCGAGAGCGCCGCCGCATCCGCTCTGGCGGCTGCTGCTTCGCGTGATGCCGCCCAAGCGGCGCGAGACACTGCCCAGAGCGCCAGTGCGACGGCCGACAGTGCCCGTGCACTCGCGGAGACCGCACGGAACCAATCTCAAGCGGCGCGGGACGCAGCGCAGGCCGCGCGCGACCTGGCGAGCGGGCACTCGACGGCGGCATCCGACGCGAAGACGGCTGCGCAAAGCGCGCAGACTGCGGCAGCAAACAGCGCCTCGGCCGCAGGGTCTAGCGCGTCGGGGGCCAGCGGCTCCGCCACCGCAGCGGCGGGGTCAGCAACAAACGCCCAGTCTTCGGCAACCGCCGCCGGCAACAGCGCCACAAGCGCCAGTGGTTCGGCTAATACCGCCTCCACTAAGG